GTAGATGAATTATCACCATTTGGGTTTGTTGACGATGGTCAAACAGACATGGAACCTCAGAATCCTGAATTTCCAGATACTGATAGGTGGTTTGACATACATTATGGAAAAATATAAATATGCATAAACTATATTAGTTCCTCATTAAGGAGACACCACAATGGCATTTCCTGTCAGCCCAGGCGTAAACGTATCAGAAATCGATTTGACAACTACAGTTCCTGCTGTTGCAACAACTACCGGTGCTATTGCTGGTGTGTTCAACTGGGGCCCAGTCAATGACCGCATTCTTGTCGATTCAGAGCTCACATTAAGAACTCAGTTTGGCAAGCCAGATGCTAACAACTATGAAACATGGATGAGTGCTGCTAACTTCCTGAGCTATGGTAATAGCCTCTATGTAGTTCGTGCAGCTAACACTACATCTACTAATACTGCAATTGGTGCTTTTAACGCAATTGCCAATACAGGTGCAGTTACGGTTGCAAACGTTGTTGTGCTCAACAACACCGACTTCCAAGAAAAAGATGCTACTGGTTTTGAGTCTGGTGTAGAATTTGTTGCTCGCTGGCCTGGTGATATTGGTAATTCACTTAGAGTTTCTGTCTGCGATACTACATCAATTTACAGTTCAACACTGCAAGCAAATGGTCTGGCTTCAGATCTAACACTTGATGTTGTTGCAAACCTAGCAATTACTGTTGGACAGACTAATGCTACAATCTCTGTAATCCCAGGTGGTGGTGGTTCTGCTGCTGACGCAAACGATTACTGCCATGCTCTAGTTAATACTGCTGCTGGTGGTATTGCAGTTGGCGACGTTGTTGCTCTTGGCAATACTGGCATTGGTGTTCAGTACAATCAAGTTACAGCTATTTCTTCAATCACAGCAAATGCAACCGGTGGCTTCGTTACCCTAACATTTGCAGATCCATATAGACTATCCACCAACTATACAACAAATGGTACTGTGAACTCAACCATTAGCCGGCAGTGGGAATTTACACAGCTGGTTGGTGCAGCTCCTCAAAACTCTGATTACGTTGCGCAAATTGGTGGTAATACATCAGTTGTCGACACCATGAGTGTGGTAGTGGTTGATGAAAAAGGTAAGTTTACAGGTGTTCCAGGCACAGTGCTTGAGACCTATGTTAATGTATCTCGTGCAACCGATGCCAAGACTGTTTCGGGTGCAGCCAATTATTGGCGCACTGTAATTAATCAGAACTCACGTTATGTGTGGGCTGTAAACGATCTACCAAATGCTGCTTCTAATACAGCTGTTGATGTTGCTGACTCAACCAATACCACAGCTTACAATCAGCAGTTTGTCGAGGGTACAAGTGGTTATACAGAAGCAAATGCTCCTGTATCAATTCTTGCCACTGCCTACGATCTATATGCACAAAAGGAAGATGTTGATATTTCTCTATTAATTCAGGGTAAGCCAACTGGCGGTACTACAACCGTTGGTGGTATGACAGTTGAAAACTTCCAGCTTGCTAACTATCTAATTCAAAGCATTGCAGAAGCTCGCAAAGACTGTGTTGTGTTCATTACACCTGATAGAGATATTGTCACATCAAATGCAGGCAATGAAGCACAAGCACTCGTCAATTGGCGCAATGCTGTTGTATCAAGCTCATATGCCGTTCTGGATTCTGGTTACAAGTACCAGTATGATCGCTATAACGATGTTTACCGTTATGTTCCAACAAATGGTGACATTGCTGGTCTGTGTGCCACAACAGACTCAACTCGCGATCCATGGTATTCACCAGCTGGCTTTGCTCGTGGTCAGATTAAGAATGTTGTGAAGTTAGCTTACAATCCATCAACCCAGGCTGCTAGAGATCTTCTCTACAAGAATGGAATTAACCCAATTGTAACATTCCCTGGCCAAGGCACAATTCTGTATGGCGACAAGACACTACTTGCAAAGCCATCAGCCTTTGATAGAATCAACGTTCGTAGACTATTCATCGTCCTTGAAAAGGCAATTCAGGAAGTTGCAAAGACCTTCCTATTTGAGTTCAACGATGAATTCACACAAGCTCAGTTCCGCAACGTAATCAATCCATATCTACGGGACATTCAGGGTCGTCGTGGTATTACTGATTATCTAGTTGTTTGCGATGCCACCAACAATACTCCACAGGTTGTTGATTCTAACCAGTTTGTTGGCGACATCTATATTAAGCCTGAGCGGTCAATCAACTTTATCCAGTTGAACTTCGTAGCTGTTAATACCGGCGTAGAGTTCCAGGAAATTGTTGGACAGTTCTAATAAATACTAGAAGAATTCCACAAGGAGTACGCAAATGGCTTTTAATATTAATGAGTTTAAGACAAGAGGGTTAGTTTACGGTGGTGCTCGCCCAACCCTCTTCCAGGTTAATCTAAGTGCACCAGGACTCGTACGTAACGTACCTGCCCTTCAGAAGCTACAATTTACTTGCTCTGCTGCTGAACTACCAGGAGCTCAGCTTGGTGTAATTAATGTAAATTATTTTGGTAGACAAGTTAAGCTGGCAGGTGATAGAACTTTTGACCCATGGACAATTACAGTACTAAATGATGAGGATTTCAAAGTTCGTGCAATGTTTGAAGCTTGGAACAATTCATTGAATTCATTTGTTTCAAATATTCGTAATCGTGGTTACCAGCAAAACGAAAACAATTATAAAGGTTCGTTGGATGTAACACAGTTCAATAAAGAAGGTCAGGCAATTCGCCGATATCAAATTGTTGGTGCTATTCCCGAAACTGTTGAACCTATTACCTTAAGTTGGGAAGAACCCAATCAAATAGAGCGGTTTAGAGTAAGATTTGCTTATGATTATTGGCTACCGGTTGGTGAAACTGCTGGTGCTGCTCGTTATCTAAATCAGACAGGTGCTGGTGCCGTTAGCGGCGGTGGTGCTGGTTCTGGCTTCAATATTAGTGGCAATATCAATGCTTCTATTGGTGGTGTGAACGTAGGTCTTGGTTTCTAATTTAATAATGAAAGTATAAAATATGGCAGAACTTTTTGGATGGGAGTTTAAGCGCAGAACACCGCCTGACATCCAGCCATCATTTGCTCCTAAAGAGAGTGAAGACGGTGCAGTTACTATAGCTGCAGGCGGTGCTTTTGGCACTTATGTTGATCTTGATGGTACAGTTCGTACCGAAGCTGAACTCGTAACAAAATATAGAGAAATGTCTCTTCAGCCAGAATGTGACTCAGCAATCGATGAGATTGTTAATGAGTCAATGGCTACTGATGAGACAGAGATCGTCAGAATTATCCTTGATGATCTTGAAGACATTCCTGAAAATGTAAAGAAGGCAGTCAGAGACGAATTTCAGAATTGTTTGAATATTCTTGACTTCAATCGACACGCTTATGAAATTTTCAGACGGTGGTATGTTGATGGTAGATTATACTACCATGTAATTATTGATCCAGAACGTACCGATGAAGGAATTAAGGAAGTTCGATATGTTGATCCAAGAAAGATTCGTAAGATCAGAGAAATTACTAAACAGCGTGCACGCGGTGGTGAACAAACTGGTCCTGTCATTACAAAAACTCAAAATGAATACTTTGTATATAATGACAAAGGATTCAACTATGGCAATAAAGTTGTTGGTCCAACAACTTCTGGCTTAAAGATTGCAAAGGATGCTGTTCTTCACGTCACATCTGGTCTAACTGATACCAACGGTACAATGGTGCTATCATATCTTCACAAAGGTATTAAGGCACTAAACCAGCTCAGAACTCTAGAAGATGCTCTTGTAATCTATCGTCTAGCTCGTGCACCAGAACGTCGTATTTGGTACATTGACGTAGGTAATCTGCCAAAGATGAAGGCAGAACAATACGTCAGAGAAATCATGGTTAAGCACAAGAACAGACTAATCTATGATGCCGACTCTGGCAACATTCGTGATGACCGTAAGTTTATGACAATGTTAGAAGATTACTGGCTACCCCGTAGAGAAGGTGGTAGAGGTACAGAAGTCACAACGCTACCAGGTGGTCAGACTCTTGGTCAGATGGATGACGTTCTTTATTTCCAAAAAAGATTTTATCAAACATTAAACGTACCAGTTAATAGACTGAACTCAGATGCTTTGTTCTCACTTGGTAGAGCAACAGAAGTAACAAGAGATGAAGTAAAGTTTAGTCGTTTTGTGAATCGTCTTCGTTCTAAGTTTAGCACCCTGTTTGTAATGATGCTACAGAAACAACTAGTACTGAAGAAAGTAATGACAATTGAGGAATATGATAGTATCAGTGCAAAGATTAGATTTGACTTTGCTCAAGATAATTATTTCTCTGAATTAAAAGATGGTGAAATTCTAATGAATAGAGTCAACAATGTTCATATGATGCAGGATCTTGTTGGCAAGTATTATTCCAATGAGTGGCTCAGAAAGAATGTTCTGATGCAGTCAGATGATGAAATTGAAATGATGGATGAACAAATCCAAGAAGAAATGAATGATCCTCGTTACGGTGTTATAGATGCTGGCGATCAACCTGGGCAACCTGGTCAAGATCAAGGTGCAGCTGGTGGAGGTCAACCAACTCAGCAACAATCTAG